CGTTTCTCCAGAACAGCCGTCTGTATCTATTAGTATACATAAACCTCTTCTTGGTAATAGTTGGCGGAATTAAAATCCCGGTGAACTTATCATAAAACTGTTCGAATGTCATCGTTTCAAACACCTTTACTGTTCTGTTTCTAACACCAGGACAGAAGCAGAACATTTCATACTCATACAAATGATAATAATGATGATTTAAACTATTATTTACCATTTCCCAGACGCATTTCCCTCATTTTCCCATCCTTCCCAGAGATCGCTATCTTCGATCCTTCTGTGTGGACGAATGTCATACAAGTTCTGTAGTTTTGTATGAGGAATGTGCCTCCAAGGGAAAAACTGCGCCTTTTTGCGCTGCGTGGCTCCCTCCCTGGGCGGTGACACGTAGTAAATCGCGAGACTTTTCCTGTATTTGTCGGTGGTAGTGGGAGTAGGTAACCCGTGGATAGAATCGTCCGTCGTCCTGAACAATATCGCAGTGTTCCACATCGGAGTAACCTTTTTGATCACGTCATCTGGTGCGTGAATGTCCGTTGTCAAAATAAGGTCACCGCCACATTCCTGAGTCCAATCTTCCGTCAGAAAAACGAGCAAATTAAGACGTCTTTCCATACCTGATACCGGGTGGATGGAATAATCAAGATGCATATCTAGTTTACCCCCTGGTGGATACGCGTGAATCCCGGCCCCGTGAAGATGGGGATCCGCCATCAGGTCTTGCACACCCGAAATATCGGACATCGCCCCGACGAATTCAGGAGATTGTAAAATATCGAACACTGCCTTCGTTCGATCACCTAGATTTACGTTTTTTGCAAACTTACGCTCGAGCGGGTTCTTGTACTCAAACCAATCCTTTTCACCGGGTGTCCCAAACTCCGAAGCAATCTCACGCGCACACTGTTCGCTGAAGAAGTTTTCGATGACGACATGTGGAAACGGAACAGCGGAAGAGAATTTCTCGGAAATGGTTTTTATGTCTTTGGTCCATTCTCCGAACGACATGGTTATTATGTGTATAAGTAAAGTTGTTAAATTAATTTAAATAGTTTTACATAAATGGAAATGTATAAGACCATTTGAACTTATATGCGGTTTTATATCCGTTAACACCGAGAGCACATCTGCGGATAAGCGACCCGTCTTTCTTCATATGTAGACCTGCTTCTCCACTCGACCCGAATGAATTGATAAATGTGCCATCTAGACTATATTGATACACTCTCTTTGAACTATGATGCTTCTCACCTGTTCTCGATTTAATCATTTTTTGTTTAGTTTCCTTGCTCACTGTTTTTCCTCTATTTCCGTCACCAATCTTTCGCCTGGTTTCGCCATTGTGCGTTTTCCCCCACATATGATGATTCTCACCACTCATCTTTTGTTTGGATTCCTCGCTCCGTTTGCCACCACTTCCACCACCTTCCATGAGATTATAACCATCAGGAGATAATGTTCCCATCTCTCTCACCAACAGTTCCTCGTCAAAATTTAGGTCTTCGTCTGGGCATTCATACCAATCTATTTCAAAGTTATTCCATTCATATTTTTTGATGGCATCATAAATTGCGCTACATCCTCTTTTTCCTTTTTGATGTTCTTCGAGACGTATTTTTACTGAACGAATCGTCTGACCGATATAGATTTTTCCATTTATTTTATTTCTGATCATATAAATGTATCCCATTTTTTGTTATTTACATTTTTAATTCTATTTATAATTTGATTTGACGATATGGTCGACAATAATTGCCCCAGATCTCAAACTGACATTCATTATGATCAAAAACTTAATAAACTTTTATTTTATTTTACAAATGATCATTCTCGAAGAAGAAACAGGATTGGTATATAAAATAGAATTTCCCAATGGAAAAGTTTATGTTGGTCAAACTAAAAGATCACTGCATATCAGGATGCGTGAACATCGCCGTGAAGATTCATGTTGTGTGAAATTGAAGAACGCACTTCGAAAATATCCACCTGAAGAGGTATATGCATCGGTGCTCAAACGAGATATTTCTGTTCAGTATCTAGATTGGTGGGAAAACCATTTCATTTTGGAATACGATTCTATCAAGACAGGATACAATATCAAGTTTAACGATTCTCCGGCAATTCCACTTGATGCCGAGGTCCCCGAAGTCACTGTTCCAAGGCACGAACCAAAATATAATCCATTTGAGACATTCGCATGCAAGTCATACGTGGCTCCGAGAAAAAAAATTGAATGTCTGTTGCCCAAAAACGTTAAGAAAAAGGACGACACTCCATGGTTCATGCGTCATTTACATCCCACCGCATAGTCTTTAAACACCGTGAAAACAACTCAAACCGACATTTTCGTCTTCAGAATCTTCATGAGTGTTCACTGCGGATGTCATGCCGACGACTGCCACTACGAAGAAAAACACCAGCAGACCAATCATGACTACGCCGAAATTATAAATGAGACCAAGGGTCAACAATGTGATAAATCCTGCGATACCGATGAAGGTCATGATACATGACAGTATAAATCGAGCTTTCATTTTTACATTACTGGTTGGGTGTCTTGTTAAATACATTGAGTTGTCAATATAATGATGACATGACTATATATGCGAGACCTACAATTGCCACGAATGACATTATGAGAAATACGAGTGAGGCTAGAATGCGCACGGATTCTACAGGCATGGCCAAACAAAGAGGCATTCCGCAGTGCATCTTTTATTTATTTGGAATACAATCAGAATGGACCCTTTAATACATCGAAGTGTCAATATAACACACATATTGACAAAAAAATATATTTAATGTATTTGCATTTAGAATACTAACTATGTTGTCATCATATTCTGTAGAAACGACCAAGGCGTTGACAAAAGAACATAAAGCTAAGTATGGGATTTTCTTCACACCAAGAAGCGTGCGTGACCTGATATGGGAACATATAGATTCTACACCCGCTACAATATTGGAACCGTCCGCCGGATCGGGTGAGTTTTTTGACGACTGTCGTGAAAGATTCCCCGATGCCACTGTTGTAGGTGTCGAGCTTGATGCCAACATGGCTCAGTCTAGAGGATTTGTCAATCAAGATTTCTTAGAATGGAAAAGCGACATCTCGTTCGATCTCATCGTAGGCAACCCACCATTCGTCCAAAGAGATAAGGGACATGTTGCGAACAAAAACATAGTTTCCGGACGTTCGAACTTGTATGTTGAATTCATTTACAAGTGTCTGACGCAACACCTCGCACCCGGGGGGACATTGGCGTTCGTAATCCCCGCGTCTATCGGGAATTCTGCTTTCTATGCACCGACAAGAAAATTACTATGCTCTCTAGATATCACCGCCTTCAAGATTCTTGACACACACGACTTCGTAGAAACGTCTACGCGCATATGCGCCCTGGTAGTGAAAAACTCTCCGGGGAGTGGTCGGTTTGTATACAACGGGTTTTTATGCGAGAACCCACCCGATGTTTCTACAAGTTCGATCGGATCATTAGACGTGACATTCAAGACAGGATATAGCCACGCTCAAGTTAAACAGTATTTCACGGACAATAGTGCCATTCCATTCTTCACAAACAGGGATATTTGCATGGGTTCTCTCGCGCTGAGTGACAAAACTCGTTATTTGAGCGACAGGGTTACGAAGATATTTTCCGGGAGAGCGCTATTGGTAAAAACTGCGAGCGCTGCACGGCGAGGCGGGCGCTTTGTATTTGGGTTTTCTATGTATGACGGAGAACGGTGGTCTGCTGACAACGACGTTATCATAATTCGCGGGAACGACATTGATGTCATATATAATATATTGCAAAAACAGGAGACATTAGACTTTATCAACATGCTTGCCACGAATGGACACATAAATATGAGACTTCTAAAAAATATTCCTATGTAATATATGACTCTATTATCGCCGAAAAAGGTTGTTAAACTTAAGGAGACTAATCGCGAGAAAGCGTTTCGGAAACAACAGAAAGAAGCGGAGAAGCTTCTGAAGCTACGTCAGAAGGAACAGGCAAAAAAGCTAACAATAGTTTCAAAGAAACCGTTGCCGAATATGGAGTTTAATGAATTATTTGATAAAAATAACCACAGGGATAGAACTATAGATTTTTCTAAATTGTCGCCAGTGATAAGGGGAAGACTAATAAAACATCACGAATTGTACCCGTTGCGGTGTAAAGCAGAATATTGGGAAGCGGTGTGCGCATACGCATTACGAAAGACGGGATATGGGAGCGATTGGAAACCAGATTTCAATCATAAGTCGGGCGTAGACCAGACGACATTCGCAGGTGTTCGTATTAGTAATAAAGGGGGGATTTACGACCCTTCAAAGAAAACCATCACAATTAGCAGTTCTAGGACTACCGGACACGCCTGTTTGAAAACCAAGTTAAACTTTCTTTCGAAAAATAAGGAAGACTATATTTTCTGCCTGGCAGGCGAGAGCAAAAAAACGCTCCCATATTATTTTGCCGTGATAGACTCGAGAAAGTTGCGTTTTTCAGATGATTCGTGGACAGAAACTAAGAAAAAAGACGGGACCAGATCTGGATGGAAAGGGGTCGGTCCCGGATATGTTGGGGTAATCCAAGGGGCTTGTGGAGACCAATTGTGGTTAACCATAGACCAAGACATGTTCGACTACTTTGCTAAAATAGAGATTCCAAGTAGTTAGCGATATGTTCGCAAAAAGCGTATAATTTTTATCGATGTGTATATAAATGCTTCGCGCGTTGGATCTTTTTAGTGGAATCGGGGGGATCACACATGGTCTGCGCGGCATAGTAACACCAATTGCGTATGTTGAAAAAAATACAGACGCAAGAGAATTCTTGGAACGAAAGCACCCAGACACCCCGGTATTTGACGACGTGTGTACATTCGATGCATCAGGGTGGAAGGGAAATGTAGACATCATCACCGGTGGCTGGCCATGTACGGGTTTCTCTGTTGCGGGGAAGGGCACTGGGTTTGATCACGAAGCGTCAGGATTGTTTACAGAAATCATACGAATTGCCAAGGAGTGTGAACCAAAATATTTATTTCTCGAGAATTCACATGTATTATCCACACCAGAAAATATCCGGGTGGTTGTGGATGCATTTGATGAGCTTGGATACGATTGCAGATGGATTACTTGCCAGGCGACGTGCGTCGGAGCTCTTCATCAGCGTAAGAGGTGGTTTTGTTTGTTGAACAAGCGATTTGTCGATACAAAAATTTATATTCCCGACGTCAGAAAGTTTGATTGGTCATTTGATGAACCCGTACGACAAGTCGAGAAATACTCTATAGAAAATAGAAATTTACTTGGGTTTCTTGGGAATGCCGTCGTGCCAGATCAAGTCAGATATGCATTTTCTACGTTGGTGAATTTGTCTACTTTAAAAAGAAAATCCAATGAAAAAAACGGGTTCTCCGTAAACGGCGAGATTACAACGTTTAAATTGAAACACCAGAAAACTCCTCCTCTGAATATTATAATTTCTCCCAGAGAAAACGAATCATCCTTCGCGGTGAGATGTGATATTACAAAAATATTGACCGAATCAGTGATTGCCAAATATTGGGCAACTCCGACGTACATGATGAGGCATTCTAAATCACCACGAACATTAACGGAACGCTCAGTTAAGATGTTATCAGCGCAAGCAAGTTTCAGCGAAGGAGGTTGTCACGGATGGTATTTGTCTTATCGGTGGATTGCTTGGTTGATGGGATTCCCAGATGATTATTTTGATGTATAATACTTCGTATCGACAAACTGACATTTCATTGAGGTATGTGATTTTACAAGTAGAGAGACCCAAATTTGACAACCCCGTGGTTCAATTTATCATGGATATTTTGTAGTTTCTCATTAGGTCCACCGGCGGTGATGAGCTCCATAATGGCGTTCCTGGTCTGAGTAATGCACGAAATCAAATTTCCCTCGAACATATTTCTCTTCTTGCAAATGTCTTCGATCGTCTCGCCGGCAAACCACTTCTTCACGCCATCGACGAGATCATAATCCAGAGAGAACGGGCAGTAGTCCGCGAAAGGGATTTTGAACGATTTTCCGGACGACGAGTTGTCCCGAGCTGCAGAAAACGACGCAATCGCAGTTACGATGTCTTCGTCCACAACATCGTCCGCCAAAAGCTTGGCACCAAGAACAGGGCAAATCGAACCAATACAGGCGGCGATCTCTCCAAGCGGCGTCAGCACCAGCCCGTTGCACAAATTTTCGCTTTCTAGCCACTTTGTATACTCTTGGTAATCGTCGAGAAGTCCATGGTTGATGTTCGCCGAGTTGATGTATTCCATAATGTCATCATAGTTTTCTGGCCTGCAGACCTGTCCGGTCTTCTTGAGTTTGGAAAGGATAAGCGCGCTGTCAAAGTTCTTGATCTTCATGTCCAGTTTCATGTCGATTTCCACGACTCCAGTAGACACGATGCTATCGTCTCCGAGCACGACCTTGTATGCACCATTCGACGCAATTTCCTTGATTACGCCAAGCTTGTCATCACCCATGAAGCACCTCATTCCAACCTTGACGAATTTCCAGATATCTACTTGCGACAAAAGCTTCCCCCACAGTACACGCTTCGTTTCGAAGAGACGACCCTGTGCGAGTTCTGTTTCGGTTGGCTTGAAGACCACGAATGAATCAAACGTGTTCTTGATAACGTCCTCAACGTCGATGTTCCTCTGCATGCAACGAAGCACGAACCCTGCAGACATTTTCAGAGAAGACCTTAGTGCCTCTGGCTTTCCTACAACCAGTTTTGCCATCTGATTCTTGGGAATGGTCGGGTCGTAGAGCACAAATACTGAGCCCTCTGTATCAAAGCCACGGCGCCCTGCACGTCCAGCCATTTGGACAAATTCCGACTCCCGAAACATCCTGTGCTCAGAGCCGTCAAACTTGTAAAGAGACTCAAACACCACGGACCGGACGGGAGAGTTGACTCCGACGGCGAATGTCTCCGTTGAGATAAGGATTGGCAGCATTCCTTTGCAAAACAACATCTCGATGATTTCCTTCACGTACGGTGGCATTCCAGCATGATGGACAGCGATGCCCTCCACGGCATATCCCATGTATTTTTGATGGAATGTGTACTCTTCGGGGATCTTGTATTTCCGGAGCAGGTCTTCGAATGTCTTCTTGATGTTCTTCGATTCGTATACAGTCACAATATCGCCTTCTTTGGAGAGCCGGTTCGCCAGTGCCTCGATCCTGATCTTGTTGCAAGAAAAAAAGATGCTCGGAGTCATCTGATTTTGTTTTAATAGTTGCACGAGCTTCTTGTCGATGACGGTAGGGGCGTCGGACTTGATCTTGTCAAATTCCGAGATGTCTTTTATTTCGTTGTTGTCAATGACGTGGAAACTCAGTGGGACCGGTCGTTTCGCCGTGAAAATCACGTCCACCTGATGGTTCTTCAATCCACCGAACCATGTGGCGAACTCGCGTGCGTTTGGAACGGTCGCAGATAGAAACACTGCCCTCATGGTATCGGGCACCAAAATCAAGAGTTCTTCGTAAACACTCCCGCGAGAAGAGTCGTTGAAATAATGAATCTCATCTACGACAAACCACTTGACATCATTAAGACGACCGTCGCGTGCGAATACGAGAGCGCGGAGAATTTCAGTCGTCATCACGAGCAAGTCTGCGTTTTCGTTCACGACGACGTCGCCGGTGATGATGCCGACGTTATCTTCGCCAAACTTCTTTTTGAAATCACGAAATTTTTGATTACTTATACTCTTTAGAGGCGCACAGTAAATCAACTTGGTTCCTGCTTCGCGAGAGAGATGCCAAGCATATTCCGCGAAAATCGTCTTTCCAGACCCCGTGGGAGCTGCGGCGAAGACCGAATTATTATTCGTCATACTTTCGATTCCTTGCTTCTGGAGATCATCCAGTGGGTGGGAGAGGGTGCTTTCGAAACTCATTATATTAATTTTGGATTTACATATTTTTGATGTCTTTTATAACACGGAGTGTCGATATGATGACCTTCGTATCGACAAATCGTATTTTCATACATGGTTAAATAAAATATAAGCTGATGTAATATCATTTGACCATGGATATTTTACACAATAAAAGCAAGTGTTTTCCTTTTATTGTTTAATTAAAATGCTCGCCGAAATTATCCACGCCCTCGTGATGTTGTTCGATGATTATCTTTATTACATGTAAAATTATTGCTTCCATTTGGCACTACACATATGACATCTTGCAAACACAGTCATGGGCTCGTCTGCCGACCTCGTTTGCATTTCATAATAGCTCGTCTTCCTGCTCCCGCACTTACACGTTAGGATACCATCTGGCATTAGTTCGGGGTCCATCGCCGACGCGTCTGTGAAGCGAAGTGCCTTGCGAGCAGCGTCCTCGAAAGCTTTTTCCCACTTATCCGGGCATAGCTCGTGTGGCTTGGCGTTCACAAAAGCCTTGAGGGTAGGGTCAAGTTCCATGTATTTCTGGAGGACATCCGGGCGTTCTCGCGCGACATACCGAACCCCCAGCACCTTTTGCGTGTATGCGTTCCTGAAAGCGGCGTTATCCCAATTCAATGCCAGATCCTTCTTTTTGCAGAACATCACCGCATGGTTCCATGTAGCCTTTTCGAGAAGCTTTGCGATGTGAATATCTCCGACGACCGCGTTGAGCATGTCTACTGCTCTGGTTCTAATTTCTGCGGGCGTAGATACCGGGTGATAAAACGTCTTCTGAACCATTTTGAGATACACAAATATATTAGTATTAAATGATTGAGTATGTCAATATATACTCATTTGATATGATGTGTCGTCTTATCTCTAGAAGCTTCCTTAGCCAAGTCAGCTACATCGCGCCAGTCGTATATGATATTGCTTTCGGAATAACAATAATACTTTCGCATATAGATACTGTGGATGTGCTTGATGGTGACAGAATCGATCAAGTTCATAACGTTTTCCAACGTTTGTTTCACTACCTCTCCTTCGGGAGTTTTGATTAGGGGGATGTAGGGAGGCATCTTTTTATACTCCACTATATTCGTATCGTGATACAACCCCGGAACACGGCCGTCTTTATATGTATTGAGTTCGAGCCTTCGAAACCCCAACTGTTCATCGACGGGGGTAGTGAAATTGATCAACAGAGCTCTACGGTCCTCTTCCCCAAAATTTGTGTCCAGCAAAAATGTCCGAACGATATCTTTAATGTTGGGCTGAAGAGATTGGATGGCTTTGTCGAACCTACTCATTCTATATAAACTTTTCTTTATTAATATTGTTAAATTAATCTACATATATATTGACAAGTATGTATATTTAACATAAGCGCGATACAAAATTTTTATTTAAAATGGCTATCCCGAGGGACGATAATTATCGTATGCCTGGTGAGTTTGAGCCCCATGCTTTGACATGGATGGCGTTTCCGCACAGAGTTGACAATTGGAGGAATAACGCCAAAGATGCTCAAAAGGCCATATGCAATCTTGCGAACTTGATAAGTAAATTCGAAAAAGTCATCATGATCGTTCCACGAAGGTGTGTGAGAGCTGCATTGTCGCGTGTGGATGAAACCGTGAGCATTGTCGTAGCCGAAACCGACGACGCCTGGGTTAGAGACACGGGTGCGACATTCGTGACAAACGGGAAAGAAATTCGGGGCGTGTCGTGGAAATTTAATTCGTGGGGAGGAATTGTGAACGGTCTATATTCATCTTGGAAGAACGACGAAAAGATTGCCGAATTCATGTGCAAAATTCAAGGGGTGCAGATGTACAAGCCCTCGTTTATTCTAGAGGGAGGGTCAATTCACGTCGATGGCGAAGGAACGTGCATGACCACCAAGGAATGTCTTATGGACGTGGGTAGAAACTCTCATTTCACCGGTGCAGAGCTCGAAGAGAATCTGAAGAAATATCTGAACGTTGAAAAAATCATTTGGCTTGAACATGGAATCGTCGATGACGAAACCAATGGGCATATTGACAACATGGCGGCTTTTGTCAGACCTGGAGAAATCATCCTCGCATGGACGGATGACAAAGAACATCCTCAATATAAACGCTCCAAGTCGGCGTACGATCATCTGATCAATATAAAAGATGCGAAAGGCCGTAAGTTACTTGTTCACAAGATGCACATCCCAGACGACATGTATATTACAGAAGAAGAATCTATGGGGGTTGTAAATTCTGGAGAAGCAGTTGCTCGCGTGGCTGGTGATCGTTTGGCAGCGTCGTACGTAAATTTCATCATGCCGAACGGCGCTATCATCTTCCCAACATTTGGAGATGAGAAATATGACAAACTCGCGGAAGAGCAATTCAAACGGATCTTCTCGGACCGGAAAGTTATCGGATTTTATTCTCGTGAACTTCTGCTGGGCGGAGGGAATTTACACTGCCTGACGAACAATATGAATGCTATTTAACTATAATTTAAAAATATTACATATACATAATGAATAAAAATAATAACGTCCCCAGATCTTCGGATGGGTCCGTTGCGAAGCTTGTAAAAGGAGGATTGCCACTGTCTGGATCAGAAGAACCATTTACGAACTCGGTATATGGTTCGGAGCGATGGGGGAAAAGGAATAATAATTGTTATGGGTTCGCTATAGACTATTTCAAAGCATCTGAAAACAGAAAACTACAGCCAGGGGAACTTTCTAAGACTCTTAAACCTCACAACGACCTCACGGATCCAAAAACATTGAAAGAAAGAACCATATCGGACCTGAACACCAAGACAAATGGAGGATATGTAGCATCTCCATGTGTCAAGTGCAAGAAGGGATTTTACAAAATCATGGCATTTGTTGACAAGGGTAATGACTATCACTGGTACAGGCAAATGGGAGATGTCCTCATCGAGAGCGACGGGCAAAAGAACGTGAATTCTCTCGCAAAAAATATCGGTGTCAACAAAAACCAATTGAACTCCCCGTCGAAAAACCCTGCCAAAGGAGACCCGATCCTTATCCGCGCAGCAGGGTTATGGGCGCATAAAAGAGGACTATCAGAGCTCACCGTACTCGACTCTGCAGGGAAGTTTATTAAAGATCCTCGAGATGCCAACAGGAAATACGACAACCTCGATTATAAAACTTACGTTGGAACATTCTGTGTCAACTCCAACTTCGGCAAAGGAAAATCATTTGCTTGTGAGTGATTATCATTTGATCATAGAAATGTCATTTGACCCAGGCATGAATTTTACCATAAATAGAGCACCCGAGTCTTATAACTACCAAATAAACACTCTCTCGAACAACCAAAAACCTTAGCAAGCATGGCCATCGACCTCAGCAACCTGGAGCATCTCATGGAGCTTGCATTCGCAGAGATTGCCTACTGCGAGTATCAGAGATCTGTAATCCCAGTTGGGATTATTGGGCATTGGGATTGCGATCATTTTGAAAATCGTTATACCAAGGAGGAACAAACATACCTTAAAAATGAGTATGCTCTCCACCACGAGCTGTACTTGTACGAACAGCGCATGCTCGAGGAGGTTGATACTCTTAGAAATCTGTACGAAAACATGTTGGACGATATCTTCGTAAAGGACGCTATGGAGAAGTCTTCTCTGGTGTTTGAGAACACGCGTAAGCCTTGTATTGGCGGAGAGGATCTGTTCTCAGATGAGGCATTTGGGGAAACAATGGAATGGATAAACTAAATCATTTCCTGGCAATAGACATCGCGGGGTATGTGGGCACATTCTTAATGGTGAGGTTAATGATTTCATTCAACTTCATGTTGTGTGCGTTTTTGGTCATTGTAAGGTCTCTCACCTTCTTAGCAGGATCGATGAAACGAATTGCTACACTGTTAGGGGTGACAACTTTAGTGACACGAGCGGCAATCACACGAGTTCCTTGTACAGATGCGGGTTTGGGT